GGAATTCAAACTGTGCAACTAGTTCTTCATAGTTAGGTTCGTTTGCTCTTAGGAAGGCAATCATACTTTCAACTGTGTGAGTATCTTCTTCAGTAGCACCTTTACCTAATAATATTTCTGGGATACCTTTTGACCAATCATCACTTACAAGTTGGTCACCATTGTTTGGATCAACAATACCAAACTTAGGACTCATTTTATATCCACGTCCTCTTGCAAGACTTGCAAGTAACATTGCTCTCAATGCTCCGCCGTATTCATCTGTGCCGCCACGCTTGGCTCCGCGTTGATAGTCAGGCTTTAGTGTAAACATAAAGTCTGTTTGTACGTAGCCGTTGTTAGCATCACCTTTAATAGGAGTACGAAAATGTACTTGGTCACCTGCGTTGTGTACCCATCCGTCTTGCTTGGTGCGCCCTTTGTTCATTATGTCTGCATCAGCAATACCTTGGCTTTTGCACCAGACGGTTAACTTGTTAATTAAATCTTGCTTAGAAACTTTATTCTCATCTGTATTGATATCTAAATCTCCTGAAGAATTAAGTTCAAACTTTCCACTAGGATGATTCTTTTTACCAGTTGTACCTAGTAGATCTTGTTCATCTATTTCAAATCCAATAACCTTTTCAAGCCATTTGATAGTAGGGTCAACATCAGGCGTTGCAATTCGCTGTGCAATTAGTTCTTTCTCCGGCTCTGTTTTAAATACATTGCCGCCTTCACTTAGTATCATTATTCTTAGCCTCTATTACTTTTTTAATTCCACGTTTAAATTTGCGAGGATCGCCACTTTTAATTGCATTAATAAATCGACGTTCAAGCTCACTTGCTGTAACATCGTCATAAGTTTCCGATATTCGATTTAATAGATTTATACTACTTTCAATAATATTACTAGCTGAAGACTCTATTAAACGATCATTATTGTGTTTACGACCTAAACTGTTTAATTCTTCTAAAATTGACCTTGTGCGTTTTTTCATGTTAATGCTCCGTATATGTATTTAGCGTTTCGATAAATATGATTGTAATAGATAAGGGAGGGCGTATGAGTATATCAAAACTAAATTTTAATGAGAGATCCCTATTATTTGCTAAACTTGCTAGTATAGCATATTGTAACATCAAAGATGCTAAGAGTCAAGCAAAGAAATTAGGGTTTACAACAACTGAGTTTTATGAAAAAGACGGAGCACAAGCATACCGTTTTATGAATAAAGACGATCTAGTAATTGCATGTCGTGGAACTGAACCAACAGAGTTCAATGATATTAGTGCAGATCTAAAAGCAATACCAGTAATGGCAGAAACAATATCAAGAGTACATCAAGGTTTTAAAGCAGAAGTAGACGAACTATGGCCTGCTATCACAGAAGACATTAACCGTAAAGCAAACTTAGGCAAGACACTATGGTTCTGTGGACACTCACTAGGAGCGGCAATGGCAACTATAATGGCAAGCCGTTGTTTACATGATGAAGAACTTAACGATCCAGTTGAACTGTATACATTTGGTTCACCACGTGTGGGTTGGAGAGGTTATGTTAAGAGCTTAGGTGTAACACATCACCGTTGGAAGAACAACAATGACATTGTTACTACTGTTCCTCTTTGGGTAATGGGGTATGTACATCACGGAAATGAACACTACCTAAATGCTTATGGTAAGTATAGAAAGCCTACAGGCTGGCAGTTGTGGAAAGACAAGTGGCGTGGTATTTGGATGGGTCTAAAGCAAGGTAAAATAGATAGCTTTGGCGATCATTCAATGACTGAGTATATCAAACATATTAAACAAATAGACTAGATACAGACTCTTCGTTTGTAACTCGACGCATTGCTTCACCAAACAAAGGCGCGACACTAACCTGTCGTGTCTTTTTGCAATTCTTAGGACAACGATTGGCAATTGAATCAGTAACTACTAATTCATCTAGCACTGACTTCTCAACTTTTTGACATGCTTCGCCTGATAATACACCGTGTGTAATATAAGCACGAACACTTAGAGCTCCTGCTTTTATAATTGCTTCAGCGGCTTTACATAGTGTACCACCCGAGTCAACAATGTCATCAACTAGGATAGCATGTTTACCTTTAACATCTCCAATCAAGTTCATTACTTCACTCTTACCTGCTTCAGGACGCATCTTATCTACAATAGCAATGTCTGCATGAAACATGTCAGCAAATTTTCTAGCTCGTACTGCACCGCCTGCATCCGGGCTTACAAATACTGTACCTTCTGTTGTGTCAACATTACGTTTGATGTCTTTGGCAAATACAACACGGCTTGTTAAATCGTCCACTGGAATATCAAAGAAACCTTGTATCTGTCCTGCGTGTAGATCCATTGTAAGGATTCTATCTGCGCCTGCTGTAACTAATAAGTTAGCAACCAACTTTGCTGTAATAGGTGTACGTGAAGCACTCTTACGATCTTGTCTAGCATAACCAAAGTAAGGAATCACTGCTGTAATTCTACTTGCACTTGAACGTCTTGCCGCATCAATCATTATCAACAGTTCCATCAAACTATCATTAACTGGCATTGCTGTGCTTTGCACTATAAAAACATCTTCTCCTCTAATGTTTTCATTAAACTCTACACTTGTCTCTCCGTCTGCAAATGTAGAAACTGCCGCCGGAACAAGATCAGCAAAACAATGCTCTGCGATCTCTTGTGCTAATTTCGGGTTAGCATTTCCCGTAATGATTTTCATTTTCAAGTGGTTCCCTTTCTGATACGTTGGTTGTATTCAATTGCGTTTTCTAATATGGATAGGTTACTGTCAACACGCTTGCTTGATGTAACAAAGGCTTCTGTGTCTTTAGGAAAACAATGTCCTCCAAAGCCTCGTTCATCTGTTATAGTAGTGTGACTATCTCCTATCCTGTTGTCTATTGTAGTATACTGTCTTACCTTGTTATAGTCAACATTTAATTTGGTACACAAGTCATTGATTTGATTGAAGTACGCAACCTTGAGTGCCAAAAAGCTGTTGCGAGCATACTTGGCTAGTATTAATTCTTGTGCGGTTGCTATATCAATATCAATCTTACCCATTGCTGTAACAAAGATGTCAGCCCAAAAGCCTGTGTTGCCACTACCTAGTAATATTGTCTTTGTGTTTTGAAAGTCTTCCAGTGCTGTTGCCGCCCTTAGAAACTCTGGAGAGAAAGTTATACTTGTGTGAGGGAATACATGTTTCAGCATGTCCCATCCTTCAATACTGATTGTGCTTTTAATTAGTATTGGTACATTTGGATTGTCTTCGATGATAGAATACACGTTGTCCATATGACATCCGCCGTGTGATCCTCTAGGTGTACTAACACAAATAATAATTGCATCTGCATGTCTTAGGTCACCGTAGTGTCCTAGTGCAGGATCATATATAATTAAGTCGTGATAATCCTTTAACACATTCTCGTGTGCCTTGCCTACAAAGCCGTAGCCTGCTATTCCTATTTTCATTTTTTTCCTAGTGTTTTTAACATCTTCTCTTGATCTCTACGTTTAACAAATTTGTCTTCGTCTGCGTATGTACTACACTTTTCTAATGCATCTTCACAATACCAAAGTATTTGATACAATTCTTGTTTGCAACCCCATGTTACAAATCCATCCATCCTAGCATCGTTTGCACCGTAGGTGATCTTATCAATGTTGTTTTTTACTTCTTGTAATGACCAATCTTTTATCATACTAGTATATATTAAGGCAGAGCCGTTGTACCCTGCCTTAATGGTTACAGTCCGTTTGGAACTATAACATAATGTATCGTTAATACTACACCTACTGATGCACCCAAGCCTATCATCATTTTGAAGAAGTCTTTGGTCACTAATGGAAACACTGTTTTGAACTTGTGCTTGCCTGTCATAGTTGCCATAGCAAGTTCACGTCCACATAGTAGTCCTACGAACACCCAAGTTGTTGACATAGGTATATCGTTTAGTTCTTTAAAGAAGTACAAAATTAAAAAGTATACTGCATCAATAATTGTAGCACTACGAACATATCGAGTGTTGTGCTTTTCAATTACAATGTTTTGTATCTTACCTCCGCCTTCACGGAACATATATCCTAGTCCTGCAACAAAGATAATACTTACAAGGATCATTAGGTCCCAAGGTATCTCTCGTGGTAGGAACACTGCAATGTTCGCCATGTCATGACTTAGCCAAGTAAACCACAGGAAGCCTGTTGTTACCCATTGTGCTACTCGCCATGCTTTTTTGTGTTTATCTTTGACAGGCTTTGCTTCGTCTAGTAGTCTACTAACTACTATCCAAATTGCATATGCCGCAACAGCCGCGACAGCATATCCCATCATGCTTTTCATAAGCATTTTCTCTAGTACAAATGTACTTGCGAAGGCACTTAATACTAAAAAAGATGTGCTAACTGGCACACCTATTCTTGTTAGTAATAATAGTAATCCTGGCGCCGCCGCATGATACCATTGTATCTCTTGGAACGGAATTTTGTTTAATCGTCCATAACTGATGTCGCCACCATTCATGTACCATCCGTACCAAAGTGTATATAGTAGAACGACACTAGCCGCTCCCCACATGATCTTCCAATTAAATTTTTCGTTATTTGATGCAATCCATGTACCTAGTGTTTGTACTGAATCATTTGCTATTACTGAATAGGCCGCGAATAAGAATCCGATTGCCATCCATAAGGTGAGTGCGTCCATTTGTTATCTCCTCTGCTTGACGGCTTTACCCCGTCGCTCACATAATAAGAGCAGGCTCAACGATGCCTGCCACGGAACAGGATGTTCCTAACTTTACTTATACTACCTTTGGAGTTTTGCTTTCAAAGCGGCTCTTTTCTTTTCAGTAGCAATCGCTTGTCTTACTTTTCTACCCCAAGGTAATTTTACTCTGTCTACTATTTCTTTACCTTTTTTACTAATATACTCAACTCCGATAAACACATCTTTAAAATCACTTTGTACAGCCTTCACTGCTCTTGTTAAACTTAATTGTTCTGTGTCTTTCTCGTCGCCGTTCTCATTCCAAAAGTGGAACTTTCTCATTTTAGCCATAGGCCTCCTTTAGTTACATATGATAATATACGATTTTATATGATTAGTCAACCTTTTTTGAGTGTCAACCTAAGGTTGGCAGAGCCATGCAATATAAGCATGGCCGTCTTGCGTAAAATGCAGTTGATTTTAGCTCAAATAGAAGTTATATTATAGTTACATTTAATAAATAAGAGTGAATAGGGCAGTAGTGCTGTACTATTCGACACACATAGACACACTGGATAGACAGTGGGATGGCGCAGACATCCTAAAAAGCGAACGACGGCTACCAAAGGTAGTTGCACCGCCGGGGAAGTTCCGGGGTATTGCTTTCCTCAAGCATCTACAACTTAACTAGGAGAACGAAAATGTTTAGAGAAACATTCAGCGGCCTTGTGAGTTTACTTGGAAACCCACTTCCAACTAGGAAGTTCGAAAAAGAGATGCTCACTTACGCAAAAACTGAGTACGGAAAAGATTGGCAGTATGCCTATTCTTATATGTTAACCCACGGTGGTCGTGGACCAAGAGCAGGAGTATATCAATAATGGCACAATATGTAATAGAAGCGTCAAATTGGATACAAGATGCAATTGAAGGATTTAGAGACTTACGTAGATCAATGAAACTACGTGCAGAACGCAAAGCTTCATACAAAAGAACTTTAAAAGAACTTAGCAGGTTAACAGACTTTGAATTGAACGACATTGGCATTTGCCGTGGCGACATTCGCAACATAGCACGTGGTGATAGAACAATCGTACGTGGAATAGAAGTCAACGAAAACTTGAGAGGATCTGTATAATGACTGTAGCAACAATGACTAACACAACATGGACTTACACATGTAAAATTTGTAAGGTAATTAATAAAGCATTAGCAGTAATGTTTGTAGGCATAATTGCATTTGGAGAATCAGCAGGTAGAGCAAGAGCAGCCTCTGAACTATCACGTCAAGGCTTTCATAAAGAAGCAAGAGCATTAATGTTATCTCCAAGGGAGTATGGCAAAAATGTTTAAGAGATTTATTAAAGCAATGGAATACAGAAGTTACTGTATGGCAATTAGAGAACTAAGGAATCATGGCTACTACAAAAGAGCCAATGAAATCTCTGAGTTTAAAAACACAATGTACGAGACACACTAATGATAGATCCAGATCATACATACGTCAAGCCTAAGGGCGAAAAGAAAAAGGGTGGCAAATAATGTGGCCTTACACTAACGAAGAAGCGGACTGGTTAAACGGATGAAAGTACACAACACATTATTAGTAAGATCAATAGTCAAACTTAGAATGTGGTATGCTGACTTCCGTGGACATCACGGCAAGCGTTGGAACTATGAACCATCTGATCATTACATGGGCATGGCTAAACGCAACAAAAAAGTTGCTACAAAATAGCACACACATATAATACGGGTTGACCTAAGGGTCAATTCGTGCTATATAATATACACGCTATAAATTCTTATAGCACACTACACATATACACAAAGGAAAAACACATGAAGAAATTACTATCTACAGTTGCCCTTATGGGTCTACTATCAACTCCGGCACTAGCCGCAGACATTTCTGTTGACATGCTAAACAAGCGAGACGATGGAGCAAAAATGGTTTACAGTGAAGACATCTCAACTATCGAAGTAGGAGATTCAATCACATGGTTGCCAACATCAAAAGGTCACAATGTAGAATTCATTGCTGGGCCAGATGGTTGGGACGCA